TCGAATCCTTTTATCGACGTATGAGAAATCTCCATGATGCTGCAGAGACCCTCCAGCTCGCGGAAGATGCAAAGCATGATTATGATTTGCTTCTTTCATTATCCTCGAGGTTCCTAGACCAGGAACTCTCATTTTGTTCATTATGTCCAGTTAGTAATACTAACCTGGAAGCTAAACCCATCACGATCACTGAAAATCAGTGCCCGTACTATTTTCCGACTAGGTCATATTTTTGTAGTATGACTCTAGATGATATTATCTATGATGAGGGCTTTAAACAGCTCTCCATCAAATTCAATCTCAAGGAGAGTAAGAAACTCGCCTTATTAATGACCAAAGTAGGAGCTATGTGCTTTCCCTACTGTAAAGATGATCGGGGCTTCTATAATCTTGAGAAGTTCCTGCCAATTTTGCACGCTTGTGTAACATACGCACAAGCCTTCAAACAAATGAATCCAACGGGAAAAATCCGATTGGAAATGTTAGCCAAAGCGAAGGACCTAATTACTAATCCTTCAGTTGATTACAACGATCCAGAATACCCATATCTGGATAGCATACTAACCAGGGTCTTCCAGGATGTAGAGGAAGACAAATTACCATACATTCACGAACTAAAGAAGTCCGTGGATAAATGCCGACAAATCTTCTCTGAAGGTTACAAAGAAGATTATTACTATTTCTCTGTTAGATCAACAGGACAGAAGCTTACAACGAAAGAGGGGTGTTCTCTTCTTTCAAGCTTAGACGAAATTGACTGGCATAAACTTGACAGTCGAGTAAGAAATTATGACCTCGAAGTTGGATACACTTCAGGTTATAAAGAGATTCCGGATGACTTTACAGGTGATCCGCCATCGTGTATTATTATATTAGGAATTAATAATCCTAATAAGTTCAAAATTCGGATTATTCATATCGGAGATAATCCATTACAAGACCGCTGCAATATGTTGCATTATTGCACTCAAGAAGGACTAAAGGTGAATCGATGTGATTCATCTGATAATCATGATAAGGGACGAAACATTGTTCGTCGATGGACGACAGAATGGCTCCTTCAATCAGAAGAAGAGAGACAGGCTATAGTTGGCACTGATTTCTCTAATGCCACTGATACGTTAGATCAGAGATTCTGTTATAGAATCCTGGAATTTATTTTTGGGAAATCTGTAGCAGATTTCTGGGATTATTGTTCAAAGCTAGTAAAAACGATTGATTATCGTTCTAGCTTGGTAATGTCCGTGAGTTCCAAATCTGAAAAGAAGAGGATACTTGATTTATCCGATACCGAATTCTTAACGGAATTCGGAGTTCTTCCAACTGAACTGGTCGCCCAAACTAATGGCCAACCTCAAGGGATGTTATTTGGCTTTGAAGATTTTTCTTTAAGCCATCATTTCATTCTAGCTGCTGCCATTCTTATGTTAGAAGACAGCTTGGGAGGTGATATTAGTATGGATCCCACTCAGTGCGATCCCACCGAGGTATATGTTTTAATCGGCGATGATAATGATAGCCGATCTATATATCCGGAAAAGTACTACATCGATAATGGATGGTACGAGTTAACTCCAAATGGAGAGGTTATTACCCTCTTCCATGTTCATTATTTCACGCTTTGCAATAAGCTAGCGGGTTGGGAAATCAATTATGACAAATGTACATTTTGTCATTATAACTCTCCATTCGCCGAAGTAGATTTGGCGAGCGTAAAAGTACGTAATGGACGTTTCTTTACTCCATTACCATTCAGACATGTATCGAACCTTACAGGTACGATCGATTCAGCTCTAACTATCGTAGTA